GAACGCGCATGTAGGCGGCGGCGTCTGGTTCTTCGGCCATGAGGGCGTTGAGCGTTTGCACCTTGCGCGCGCCGTCGGCGTTTTCGGCGTGCGTGCGCGGACGGATCAGCACATCGATGTCGAGCGCGTCCCAATGGTACTTCTCGCTGTGGATAGCGCGGGCGCGCTTGATGAGTTGCGTGACGCTGTAGTGACCGTCATTGTCCGGCTTGGAATCCAGTTTATCCTGTGGTTGCGGCACGGTGGACACCCTTTCTTACGATAATGCACGGCACGCCGCCGGGAGCGACGCACCGTGCGTAACGGCGACGGGGTTGCCGCGTTACTGTACAGGCTCACCGAAAATAGGCAAGCCACTGATTTGGAAAGACCCCTTGATGCCCATCACGTCGTCGTGCTTGGCGCCGGAGGGGGAACCGTCTGTCAGGAAGCCGTTCATGTAGATGGAGATACCCGGCGTGAACGCGCCCGGCTGCGGCACCTTGTTCGGCACGTTCGTGCGCACCGCGTACGTCTTGCCGCTGTAGAACTTGGCGATGACGCCGTTGCGCCAATCCTGCGTCACATCGCCGATCCATTGCGCGTTCAGGGCGATGTCTCCGGGGGCGATGTAGCCGCCAATGTACTCCTTCGTCAGTCCGAGAGAGTCGAAGTTTGTGACTTCCTTCACATCCTTCTTGGTGTTTGGGAAGACGATATCCGTCAGGCGGCTGACGGCGGCAAAGACGCCGCCCGCTTTGGTGCCGGGTGTCGTCATCGCGGCGGTTACGGCGGGCGATGAGCCGCCGACGAGGCTGTTCCCAGCCGCGCCCGTTGCTGGGAAAGTCCAGAGTTGGACGGGCTGGTTCGCAAGGTCGTTCTGGAAAGTGACGGTAATCGGTGTGGCGGGCCAAGGGCCGCCGCCCGTGACGGCATTCGGCAAGCCCGCCGCGTTGACGCCGATGTTGCCCATGCCATTGAGCTGCGTCTGGAGAGCCGCCGCCGTCACGTTGTACGGAATGATGATCGTCACGGCGTCGGTGCCTTGCAAGCCGCCCGCGTAACTCCCCGTTGTCGTGCCGCTCGTCGGCGTGCCACCCATCGTGAGTGTCTCGACGGCGCTTGCGTTGACGGTGGTGGACCCGTCGCTGATTGCGAATGTCCCTCCGGCAATAAGGATCTGTCCGGCCATGATCGTGGCTCCTTCTACTCAATCCGCGTAAGGTCAGCCACCCTTGTGTGTGCCCGCATACATAAGTCCGATTATGCCGATTCGTTCAGGCTTCGCGTGACGCGCATCGCCGCGACAAAGGCGACGGCGTCGTTCTCATTGGAGAACGTGTGCGAGGGCGACTCCAGCACACGGTACATTGTGCGATTGTGGTAGAGGAACTCCTCGTATCCCTTCTCGTCGTTGAGCATTGCGGCATCTACCGCCGCCTGCTCCTCGGCCGTGAGGGTGTCGTCGCCCGCTTGCGAACGGGAAAGAATGTCTGCTCCGTCCTTCTGTCCCGCCATGTCGGTGCTTTCCTCTCCCGCCCCGGAAGGCGCTGGGGCCGCTGACTGCGGCGGTGCAACGGGCGCAACGGCGTCTGGAGCCGTCTGCGCGACCTCAGGTGGTGTGACGACGGGTGTCGGCACAGGTGCGTCTACCGCGCTCGGCGCGGGCGGCGCGGCGGCGGGAACGACTTGCTGGTCTACCACGACGGTACTCCTTTACGAAACAACAGATATCGACTTCATACACTCGAAGTTTGCCGTAAAGACGCGCCGCGCTTGCGGGTCGGTATTTTGCGGCATTGGGTACACGGTGCCGAGTCGTGTAATGCGATTGTATTGTGTCGCACCGAATAGCGGCCTATCCGTCGTACGGGCAAACAACTGACATATCTTTTCTATTGTTGTGCGCGGCGTCGTGTAGTCGCGCGGCTCTCCCCGGACTGTCAGGTGGAAACGGGGCAGCTCCCATTGCGGCAATACCGAGCCGTCCAATGTCCATGCCCTCGTGTCGTTGATACCGGGATATTCCTCTAGGGCGATAACGGTGTTTGGAGTCGGCGGCACGGTGCCCACAAAGATAGTGCTATTGTTCCCGCTTGGGTTGAATACGCCGTAGCCGTTTGCGGCAAGGAAACCCGCGATGTCCTCCAGCATCATGGCCGCTACTCCTCGTCGAGGGAACCGTTTTCCACAAGACGCTTGGCGATTAGGTGCCCGCACTTTGGAAGGTGCGGATTCCCTTCGAGCTCGCCGCAGAAAAAGCAATGGAAGCGTCCGGCATCGTTGCCGTCGCAGAAGTACGGGTCGCATTCACCGACCAAGTGGGTAAGGGTCAGCGCGAACATCGCAATCCGACCGTCCTCTGGGGAAATAGGCTCTTGCTCCGGTTGCGGCGCGACCTTTGTGCGACCCGGTATGTAGAGGCTGTCTGCCATGATGTTACGGTCCTTTCGTCATGCTACCTTGTATCATAGCGCCCAGTTTCGGCGCTGATTCGTTGACCGCTTGCTCAAGGAACTTTGCTTGCCCGCCGTTCGGGTGCGCCGCGCTCATGTCCTCGTGGATAGGGACGATGTAGTCGTTGGAGGACTGATGCGTCTTCGGGTTGCTGTCACTGTTGCTCCCGAAACTCAGTTTGACCTCTACAACGCTCGCACCGCCGGACATTGTGACTTGCACGCTATCTGCTGCGGTGTTGGTGTCGCGCGGTATGAGGGCAAGGGCGCGCTCCTTGACAACGGTGTCGACGACGGTGTACAGCGCGGCGGCGACGTCCTCCATCGCCTTGTCATACGCTTGCTGGAGTTGCGCCCCGAAAGACATATCAAAATCTCCCTAGAATACTATATTTCATGCCCGAGCGTCCCGCCCGGAAATGCGGCGGCAATAAGCGCACCGTGCGGTCGTCGATGTCGACGTAGATGTCCATCCCGCCCGACACAAAGGAAAGCGTCATTGGCCCTTTCGGGTCGGGTCGCCAGTCGTCGTCCCAGCCCCATGATCGGCCGGATTGCTTGCGTGTTGCGTCCCAGTCCACCAGCTTCTCGTGGTGGACGCGGTGCTCACAATGGTGTCCCTCTTTGCGCAACTCCTCGCATACCACCGCGACCAGACGAACATTCGTATCCAGCGGCAATGGATAATGTTCGGTGTCGCGCGGCTCGATACCGTGCGCTTGCGGCTGCACAACAACGGTGTCCGGGTGCTCTTTTTTCAATAGGACAACTGCCATACGCGCTATCCCTCTTTGTCTTCGAGTATGTAGCCCGCCTCATTCTCGACAAAGTGGACGACAAGGGCAAGGACAGTGTCGGACGTTGTGAGGTCGAGCGGCAAGCCCTCGAGAACGTATCCGTCGCCCCGCCGCTCGATGCTTGCGTTTACGGCGTTGCCGACAGCGCCCTTGCGGATAACGGTTACGGTTATGCGCTTCTTGCCTCTCTCAGCCATGCTCAGTTCTCCTAGAAGAGGAACTTGATGTGGTGCCAGCCTACATCGTCCTGTAATATGGACGCGGTACGTATCGGGGTGGCGGTCCCGTCCGGGAAGGTGAGTTTGCCGTTGCTCAGTACGTCACCGAGCGGAGGAGCGGTGGGGAAGCCGCCTTGCGCCGCAATCAGGTCGTTGTAGAGAAACGTGCCGTCGGGCGCGACGGCAGTCGGTGACATCCAGACAATCGCTTGCGCCCGGATATCTTCACCGCTCAGGTTCGTCATGACGGTCGGGTCTTGTGTGAGGTGCGCCGCATAGGTGCGCGCCGTGCCGTAGGTGCGCTGTCCGTAGCCGTCCTGACCCGTCCACGCCGCATAGGTGACGCGCGCCGTCATCATGTCAAGGAACTCAGGATCCAGTGACGGCACGGGCATCGCGCTACCTCCGACTGTAGGGGTCGCCGCGATAAACGGCGTCGTTGGCGTTCAATGCGCCACTGAATGGGTCGGAAGGCTGATATGCGACAGGATTCTCCATTTGGGTTGTGACAAGGACTCCGACCCGTGCGGGCGTGCCCGCCGCCGTAATCTTTATCATCTCCACAATCTGGGCGGACAGGTCGCCGCTCAGCCGCTCCATGATATTGACTTGCTCGCTCTTGTCGATACGGAAGTCGCCGATCTGCTTATTCAGCGCCGTGCCGCGCAAGGCGCTAATGACCGTCTGCACGGCTTCCCGCTTCGCCCAAAGGTATTGCAAGTCGGGGACGCCGCGCCACTTATTCGCCTTTGCCCATATAAGGGGCATGTTCGAAGCAAGGACGCCGTTGACGTCGCCAACTTCTGATATAATAAGATTTTGCAAGGCGCTGTCCGTGATGCTCACGCTGCCCTACCAATCCATGCCGTCGTCGATGTCCTCTGGATACGTCGACACAATACGCAAGCGGGGCGGCGCGGTTTCGTGTCGCGCGTGCCAGCGAGCAAGGAGGCAACGTACCCAGAAGACAAAGCGATACATTCTATCCCCTCTTGTGTCCGACGTGTCCGACGTGCTTCGTATGTGCCGCGTGCGCCGCGTGCGCGCCGTGTCCCTTGTGGAGCAATGTCTTTATCGGCGCGAAGGCGGCCAACTTGCCGGGATGCGCCGCTCCTAAGTGCTTGATAGCGGTACCGACATTGCCCGGAGTCAGTTTATGCCCTAGTCCTCCCTTTCCGCCCATCAGGATGACGCGCCCGCGTCGGCAAGGCGGCGCGCTTCCTCCTGTGCGGCTTGCGCCTCAGGGGAGAGGTTCGGATCGCCCTCCGGTACCGTCTGAACGTTGTCCGGGAGCGCGGAGACTTCCGGCACCGGCACGCCGCCGCGCGGGGCATTCATGCCGTCCGGTACCGTCGGCACCGGGCCGACTGCGAGAGTTTCGTGGTCGGTTGCTTCCCGGTCGCTGGTTTCGACCGCGCCGAGTCGCCGCAAGCGCTCCACGTCCCACGCGTACCAGAGCGGTCCGTTCACCGTGTTGATGAAGTGACCGAGTTTGTCCTCCGGCACCACTTCGCCCTTCTGGTAGATGTTGTGCGCGGGGCCGATCATGTCATGCACAATCACCACGTTGCGCGGTACGACGTCGCCCGTGACGGACTGTGTCGTTGTGGCGGTGTCGTCCTTTGCTTTCGCCATTTTGGTTTACCTCCGATATAGGGGATGCTAGGTACGGTGAGCTTCTAGGATTCACCGCGCCTAGCGTCGCTAGTATAACATGTGCCGCCGCTTAGACGTTCATCACCACTACGGCACTGGGGAACCAGACGCGTGGGCCACCGTTCCATCCCATGTGGACTTCTGGTGAGCGCGGCGGGCCTTCACTGGAGAAGTTGTCGATGATGCCCGTGTAGACGCCCGGAGCCGCGCCCGGATTGCTTGCGTTGCGGGTCAGGGCAAAGTCCATGACGACCTGTCCGCCGGGACGGTCTCCGACGACGACGAGTTTGTTGTCCGGGATGAAGGTGTGGAAGTTGCCGTTGTCGTCGTAGTAGCCCTCATCGAAGGGGATGATGTTCGGGAGGGAGTCCTCGGTGTAGAGGGCGTTGACACCGCTCAGGCTGTTGGCCGTCGCGAGGCCGCTGACACGACGACCGTACAGGTCGGCGCTGTTCGTGTTGCTCAGCATCTTGTTGACCGTCACGAGGTTTGCGTATGCCTTTGCGCGGCTGTCAAACGTGACGGTGAATCCACGGTGCAATAGGCCGACGGCACGCAAGTCCGCGAGCGGGGTGGCGGTTGCCGGAGTGCCCCAGCTCGTGGCAGCGGTGTAGTTGCGCAAGGGGAAACTGTCCGTATGGGCGAGCGCACCCGCCGCGTCGTAGACATTGAAGGTGCCGCCCGTCAGCAGCGTCCAGCCGATCCACTCCATCCGGTCGAGGGAGCGCTGGGTGAGTTTGTTGGTCTCGACGCTCGTGAGATCGGTGATGTCGATGGGCTGGTCGAAGGTGCCGATCTTGCGGCGCTCGACGATGTCCTTCTCGCTGATGCGCGCGAACTCACCGTAGACACCCGGCTCCACGAGGTAACGGGCCAGTCCCGTCTTGCCCACGGACGCCGGTTCGCCGTTGTAGCCGCGGAACTGCATCAAGCCCTTGAAGTTGTCCAGTTGCTCCCAAGCAAGGTAGGGCTGGTCGACTTCGACGATGGGCATGATGTTGAATATCTCGCGATCCTTCGCAAGTCGGGGCATGAACTGTTGCGCGATCTCCGTGAGTTCGATACTTGTCGGATAAATCAGGTCAGCCATTGTTGTGCGCTCCCTCTCGTCAGTTCACAAGAGACGACCGCACAACGCGATCGCCTAGAAACATCACCCTTCTATCAAAGTCACGTACCGACGTTAGGCGGGAAGAATGATCACGCCGCTGGAACCGACCGCGCCCTCGATAATGCGCGCGCCCAGCACCGTCACGGCGTTTGCGTCCAAGCCGCCCGGATTGCCGGGGAAGGCAAGATCCTGAATGCGGAACGACCCGGCGAACGCAAGCGGGATCGTCAGTGTCGAGACATTGTTGTCGCCGAGGCCGAGGATGTTGCCGTTGGCGTCGGTGGAGCACGGGTAGCGCAAAATGCCGCGCGCGAGTTGCGAGCCGTCGCTGTTGCCGCTTGCGTACAGCGCGTACGTCCCGTTCGAGGGCGCGGTGCCGACCGTCGGGTGCGTCACACTGAGCGCGCCGCCCGCCGTGGTGTTCGTCGGGAAGGTGAAGGTCGCTTGGACGCCCGCCGCCTGTCGCGTGAGCACGAAGTCGGCCGGAGCGCCGCCACTGAGCGGTCCGCCCGCCACGTTATACAAAATCGGCGCGGGCTGGGCGGCATTGAAGGCCGCTTGCACATCGGCGGCGGCGGCGTTGAATGCAATCGTCGGGCTTGTGTTGACGCCGTCCGATGCCGTGTAGCCGCCACTCGTCAGCGCCGACACAACATGGAAGTGCTGGACGTCCACGACGCCGAGCAGCTCCCCGAGCACCGCGCCCGCCGGATAGACGGTACTCGGCTTTAGCGCCACGGGGACCTCGAGCAATTCCGGATCCGGGTACAAGGTCTGGACAATCTTGTTGCCGTATGTCTGGTACGGGGTGAGCGGCATTGCGTGTACTCCTTTGCGGTTGGCTCCGCTGGTTTGTCTAACTCCTCAGTTCCCTTCGAAGGCGTGGGAAGCGGCGGTGCGCCGCATTACACTACTTGCCGTTCCGCTCCTGCAGAATCGTGCGTCCCGTGGGCGTGTGCGCCATGAGGTCGTCGATGCGAGTCTGATCGGGCTTCTTGTTCTTGGAGTTGGCGTCCGTCTTGAGGCGGTTCGCCATCTCAATGAGATCCGGGTGATCCTTGAGCAGCTCCTGCGTCATGAAGTGAACGGGCATCTCCTCGAAGAGGGCTTCCAGTTCCGTGACGCGGCTACCGGCCTTGCCGTCGTCGAAGGTTGCGACGCCCGCGCTGTCGTCGAGCGCCGCTTGCACATAGAGCGCCTTCAGCCGCTCGGAGGCGTTCGGGAGCGCCTTCTTTGCCGCGATAACGCGGTCGGAGAACGCCGCCGCCTTTTCCGCGCGCCGCTCGCGCTGGTTGTCCTCATCGCGCTTGCGGAGCCGCTCGGTTTCGGCCTCCGCGTTCTTGAGGCGCGTTTCGAGCGCCGCGAACTCGGCCGTGGCCGTCTGTGGGGTTGTCATGGGCCGTTGCTCCTCTGCCCGTACGGGCGGTACCGTGCGCGCCCCGCCCGTCGCGGGGATGCCATCGTTGCCCTCCATGCCAAGCATGGCGCGGAGGGCGTCCATAAATGAAACCCGTGCCATATTCGCGGGCGGCGCAACCGGGATACATTGCGCCCCGTGCGCCGCCGCGACATCGTGGACCTTCTGGATGAACTCATCGTGGTTGAGCGCCATGTTGCCGCTTGCGCCCGCGCCGTCGGTAGGCGGCGCGCATTGCGCGCCATGCGCAACCGTCATGTCATGGACGGCTTGCACGCCGCGCGGGGCGGCAAAGGCCGCTTTCATTTCGGCATCGGCAACGCGCGGGTTGGGCACGAACGTATTCCCTATCACGCGCTTTGTCTCCCTGTCGAACTCGAGCGACACGCTGAGAGGCTTGTCCGGGTGCTTGGTGCGCATAAAGAGGTCGAACCAAGCGGGGATGGTTACTTCGCCGTAGAGGGTCTCGCCGTCATCACCGAACTCCAGTTTGTCCAGCGTGCCGAGGTGGCCGTCGAAGTATGTCGGTTGCCGAGCGGTGCTAATGTGCTGGATGCGATTCGGTACGGGGTCGAAGTCTAGCGCCGCCATAAGGAGGTGCTCCGGTTGCGCAAAGAAGTTCTTGTCCGGGTAGTCGCCCGCCGCAAAGACCTTGCCGCGCCGCCGTATCATCGGCTCATCTTGGGCCGCGAAGGTGACGTCGCCGACGGGAGCCCAGTCCCCCATGCTGAAGGTTGCCGCCGACACCGAATGTCCGCTAAGGGGCGTGGCCTCGACGGACATTGTGCCCTTCCAAGCATCAGGAATACTCCAGCCGTGCGCGCTTGCCTTCCCCTTGATGCAAGCAATGACGGCGCTACTGTTCTTTGCCTTTCCGATAAGGTGCGCGGCACTATCGACATCTCCCTGATCCTCGATGGGGAAGGTGCGACCGGGTCCACAGAAGATGGAGGCGTCCATCCCCTGACGCTCTTTCGGGGTTGCGTTTGCTGCCTTACCCATACCCGTTGCCTCCTTACGGCGCGCGGCGCACAATGTACACAATCAAGCCGATGACACAGACAATAGTGTCGAACGCAAGACAGATAATCTCCGGTACTGTCATCTCTTCCTCCCTAGTTGCCCTGTAGCGGGTGATGCTGATGCACCGCCGCCATGGCCGCATAAACGGCGTCGATAACCGCTTGCGTCGGCGCGGTACGTTGGCCGTGCGTCTTTCCATAGAGCACGCCGCCGACCTGTACATGCTTGCCCGCGTCGATAATCGCCTGAATCTGTGCTTGGGTCGGGTTAGCCACGATTGCCTCCCATCAGGTTGGTTGCCGGAACGCGAACGGTCGGTTGCGGGCTTGCGGGCGGGGCGGGCTGCCCCGGTGCCGTGCCGGTGTCGGTGACGGTTTCGCTGGCACCCGGAGGGAGCAAGGCGGCGTTCCAGCGCTCCGTGAGGGCTTTGAGCTCCTCGGCGGCGGCGGGCGGCATCCCCGCTTCGGCAAAGACCTGTTCCCACATACTGGGCAAAATCACGTTCGCATGGGCAAGGGACGCGATTGCCGCCCACATCTGCGCCTTGTCCGGCTCCGCAACTTCACCGAGAGATGCCGAAGGGACAAGGTCGAGGTTATCATCTCCCCAGTTCATGCTGACGATGGGAGCAAAGATGTCGCGTTCTATCATAGAGCAGACGGCCTGTTTCGCCTGCTTGACAAGCAAGAGCAGTACGTCCTGATGGACTTGCGCGGCGGCGCGGCTATCGTGCTTGCCCTCGCCGGTTGCCAGCGTCTGACCGAGGATAGCGCGCGCAATGCAATCATTGAGGAACGTGAAAGCGCTATCGAAGGCTTGTCCGGCGGCGCTCGCGGCATGGACAACATCGACCTTCGCGCCGAACGGGAAAGCGCCGACGCCCGCGTTACGGAGTTGCGCCAGTTTTGTCGCCATGTCGGTAGCGGGGTCGAAGCCAATAGGGAGGCCGTCGGTGCCCAGCATCTCATTGCCGTTACTGTCCACCATATAGGTGGCGGCGGCAACATCGGGCAAGAAACCGATATACGACGGCACAATGAAGTTGGCAAGGAACTTCATGTACTCCGCCCAGAGTTGCATTTTGAAGTTCCAGGCGGTGTAGGCGGGGCGCAACATGCTGCTGCCGCGCGGGTCCCCATCCTTCGGGCGCCAACTCAGGACGGCAAACTTTTCGCGCGGCAAGAAGTTCGCCAATTGGTTCGGCTCGGTGATAATGACGCCGGTTTGCACCGGATAGGGCATACCGGGCACCAGCGCAAGGAAACCTTGCAGATTGTTATAGACATCGACAACGAAAGAGACCAGCCGCCGCTTCTTCGGCTTGATTGCGACCGGGACAAGCCGCCCCTTATCCGCGCCGCGCCCATTGCCGTAAATGACCTCGGCGATTTTGTTCCCGAGGGCAAGGGCATCGCACATATTCCACAGCACATCGTCGAGTGCGCCGTTTGTGCGCGTATTCGCGGCAAGGTTACGCAAGGCACGGCGGCAGCAATCGGTGATGTCGTTTGCCACTTGGACGCGGTTATCGTTGTCAGCAAGCGGCGGGGCGGTGGTCTCGACAGGCTCACTGAGGATAGCGGCCTTGACGGTTGTGACAGCGGCGGCAACAGCGTCGTCGTACTGCATCCTCTCATAGAGGTCATCGCCGAAGTCGGCCGTGATGTCGTCGACATTATAACTGAGGGCACGGAGCCAGTTATACAAGTAGACATCGCGTTGCGCGCTGACATACTCGCGCCCGGCAACCGCGCCGATGCGATAGCGTTGCCCGGCTGTCGGCGCTTGCCCGGACGTGACGCTACCGGGCGTGCCGCCGACGACAACCTCTTCGCCAACAACTTGATTGAGCGGCTGTACCGGGGCTGTCGTACTAGACATGAAAGACTCCATTTGTTACGCAATGGAAGTGTTTACCTCGGCTCGAGGGGTATGTTTTCATGAAATCGTGTTAGTTCGTGTTACATTGTAGCCGAGCATCGACGCGGGTTAGCGAGCCTTGAAAACGGCGCGGGGCTTACCGACGGCGCTACGCTGGATAGAGCGCGGCTTGATGTCCTTATAAGCAACGGCATAACGGACCATGTCCATGCCGTGGTCATCGCCGGGCGCGGGCACTTCCTTGATAGGCTTGCCCGCCACATTCTTCGGCCACACATAGCCGGGGATCTCCTGCACCGACCAGAGCGGCTTATGATCCTCGATTAGCACAGGGTCGGTAGCGCGCGGCGCGCCCTCCCACCAAAAGAGGCGCTGCTCCTTGAGACGGGTCTGGACAGCACCGACACCGGGCGCAATAGCATTGATAGCCTTGACAGCAGGCAGCCCAGCGTTACGGTACTGCTGGATATAGTCCGGCTCGCTCGGGTCGCACTGAATAGTCTGGAGGCGATAATGCTTATTGAGGGCTTGCACCTCTTTGACCCAATAGGTATCGACGGTTTTGCCGGTCATGTAAATCTCATGGATGCAATAGAGGGCACCATCACCGCTCACACCGAAGACCCCAAAGACGCCGGGGTTTGTGAAGCCCCAGTCCTGCGCGCCATAGTGCTCGGTCAAAGCGGGAAGGGTACGAACGACGTGGATACGCTCGTCGAAGTCCTCGTAGACAACACCCTCGGCGGCAGCCCAAATCCCGAGATAGAGCCGCTGATAGCGAACGCCAGTAAGACGGCGCAACTTATCGAGATAGGCCTCGGTGACAGTAGGATTATCGGTATGTCTTGAATGCAACATAAGTGTCTGATTGCGATCGCAGCGCCGTTTGAGCCAATGCGTCGGCTCCTGCGGATTGCAGTCCATAATCAGTTGCTGATAAGGAACCACACCATTACGCAACCGAGTCGTAAGGTCCTCGATATTTTCCTCAGTGACCTCGGTTGCCTCCTGCACATAAGCAGTGTCATATTGCGTGGACATAATCTTTTCGCTATCGTCGAGCCCACCCACCACAATGACAGACCCATTCGGATAGCGATAATGAGCAGGCTCCTCCTTATTGCCGCCAAAAAACGTGACCCCATCAAACGGCTTAAGGACTTCCGTACGATAGGTAACAAGAGCGGCAGCACTAAGGGCGGTATTGGTTTTGCGCGTAAAGAGGTGCCGACTATCCGGGTACTTGGTTGCAATAGCATGAATCTTCTCGAGACAGGCACGGGACTTCCCCGTGCCAGCCGGACCAGACATGAGCACTTCCGGCACACGATACCAAAAGAGGTCACTCGCCGCCCCATAGTGCGTATAGACATGAACATTAGGTGTGACACCGGCAGGAGCCGTCGCTGGATAGGCGATCGTCATTTCGCTCAGCCCCAGTCCTATTCTGACGCCATGGCATTGCCCTGTATGGATAGCGCGGCGCGCATGGACAACGACCGTGGGGTGTAATCCGTCGTATGGGCGTGCAAGGTGCGATCCTGTACGCCGCGCTCCGCGCCAGTAGCATAACATACCATCGCGCCGCCCCTGTACAGCCTGTCGAAATAAATCGAGTCGGACACTATCTGGGTTGGTGTTTACTCTGGCGCGCCGTCCCGCCCATACTTTACGCAACATGCCTGCAAAAGCGAGGTAAACACTTTGTACCCGTAACAGACGGCTATCAGGTTCACGGTCCGGGCGGTACGGTGGTTGCTTGTGCCGTATACGGTCTACGGTGTGCGTGAGTCAATGCAACGCGGGGCGCGGTATTGGCGACGATGCGTGGGAGTGAATGCGAGGGGTGACAAGAAATGCGCCACAAGACCCGCCCACCGCCATGGGCCCCACCACCAACGGGCCGAGGGGGTGGGGCACCGCCCGCGCCGCCGCCATGCACGTACGGCGTGTACACGGGCAAGGGTAGCCGGGCGCACGGGGCGCAGCAAGGGCACGCAACGAGCCGGGGCAAGGCGGCACGGGGCGGCGCTTGCCTTGGGGCGGGGCGGCTACATGCGCACAAGGGCCAGGCCCGACGCAGTGGCGGTGCGGCAAGCGTGCGGCGCGGGGTAGGCGGCGCGGTGCCGAGGCACGGGGTAGGCGGGCAGGAGCCGAGCACGGGGCAAGGGCACGAGCGGTGCGGTACGCCCCGACTACAGGCGCGCGGCTAGGCTTGCCCGACTTGCGGCACGCACAGGCTACAGCAAGGGCACTGAGCGCCCCGGTACGCCGCCCGTAGCCGGGGCACGCACATACGGGCGGGTGCGGTGCGGGCTGTAGGCTAGCATCCGGCCGGAACAGGCGGGCACATAAAAGCGCCCCGGCATGTGTAGCCGGGGCGCTTGTGCGGTGCGGTGCTAGGGAGCGTAGGCGCGGGCTTCGGCCTTGTCCATGAGGATGTCATTGACACGGTTATAGTGCTGGCGGGTCAGGCGCTTGCAATAGCGAGAGCGACTTTCAGCCATGCGGAGCGTGGCGTGGAAGGTATAGCCCCACGTATGCATAGGGCGGGCGCTGGCGCGGCGCTCAGGGTCGGCGGCATAGAAGGCGCGGCTATTGAGGCGGCGCGGGCGGCGCAAGCCGCCGATGAGCACGCGGGGCGTCGTCCACTCGCTGATCGCAAGTTTGTAGCCGTACGGCGTGCGCACCGTCAGCCACTCCGGCCCTCCCGCCGCCTGGAGCGTGCCGTGCGCCGTCACGATGCCCGTGTATGCGCCGCCGCCGTACTCGCGCGGTACAAGGACGCGGACGGGTGTGCCGGTCGTGAAGGTCGTTGCTGTCGTCGTCATCGCGGTTCTCCTTCTTTCTGGTCGCCTCAGCGCCACTCAGTCTCAGTCCAGCCTAGCGGGTCGTCCGCGAGCCGAGCGCCTTGTCCAGCGCCGCGTTCGCCGTCATGTACGCCTGTACCGCAGCCTTGCGCGCCTGCTCAGCCTCCTCACGCTCAGCGTATGCCGCGTCGTATGCCGCCTTGTCAAACTTGGCGGTATGGTGGATGTTGTTGAGCCATGCGACTTCACGGTCGGCTGCATTGAGCCGCTCCAGCGTCGCTCGGCATACCACCTGCGTCGCTCGCACCGCTGCCTCAGCCGCCGCGACCCGTGCCGCCTTCGCTTCCTTCGGAGAGGCGGGCGTCAGGTCAAAAACGCCGTTCTCGC